TGCGGACATCTTGTTTTGCTTCAAGTAACTCAGCTTCATAATAGGCCGCAGCCTCTGGTATGTTGCTTATATCTTTACTAACCTTGTCGTACCAATTCATTTATTCCTCTTCACTATAGTCTTCGCCGTCGGTGGCATATTCTATAGCTGTATCGAGATAAGGATCTACACCTAATAGACTATCTAGTACACTTTCTTTAACACCATGATCTAACAAAGTATTAACAAAATCCGCTGCTACGTCTTTACGACTTTTTTCCGGGATATGTTCAATAACTAATGTCCAGATATCGGCAATTACATCGTCTTTCATTCTACGCTCTCCGTTTCAGGTTCAACTGTAGTAGTTATCCCGGAATCGGTTTTTTCGCCATGTTTTGAAATGTCTGCCATTGCAATGTCTAGGCCGTCTTTCTCATTGCGTTCCCAAGCCTTGCGGAACTGTTTAATAATCTCACCGTCTGATGTTGTGTATACTAGGCTGTTACCTTCTTTCTTGAGCATGCCTTTGGCTTCGAACAGGTCGACTAATCCACTATATGGACTCATACCTGTTTCATAAGGAATCTCAACCTGTACACTTTCAAACGGTTTTGCATAACGAGTTTTCATAATCTTACAGGCTGCACGAATACCTTGAACAGTTGTAGTCTTGTTGCCGTCTGCATCAAGTTTTAATTTCAATTTACGCATGGCAACTACAATAGAGCTAGCATAGATAAAACCTTGACCGCCACTGATCTTGTCATCTGGATCAAACATGTCTTGACTTGCGTAGGTGTGATTGGTACAAACCATACCAATGTTGTAAGAGCCAAACATGTTAACGCAGTTACGAACCAGTGCAGTTAATGCTTTAGGCTTACGACCCATGTCGCCTTTCATATCACCTGCTTGGAATTGATTAACGTCTGTGGGTGTCAAAAGCATACCTAAGCTGTCAATAATAAACAGGATCTTAGGACGATCTGCTTCATCCATTGTTTTGTATTCTGCAATGAACTCTGTGATAGTCTTTGCTACATCGTCAATCATGGCCATGTTAAGTTTCAACAACTTGTCTGGACTTGTATCAACTCCAAGAGCATGTAACCATTTTTCGTCAAGTGCATTTTCTGTATCGATCAAGATGGGATAGATGCCCTGTGCTTGTGCGTTCTTGACTAGATTACCTGAACAGATAAAACTTTTACCTGCGCCACTTTCACCTGCAAACACAGTAACCTTGCCTAGTGGAATACCACGATCAAAGTATCCGCTGATAAGATAATTTAATGCGTAGTTGTTTGTACTAACCCAATCGGTTGGGTCGTTAAAGCCAATACTTAAACCGTCGATAGATTTAGTAATTGACTTTCTAAATTTAGAAATATCAAATGCTTTTGCCATATTATTTTTGCCCTGTTGAGAAATAGAGATTACTTCTGACGATTACGAATCATGGCATGAATATCTTGCGCACGACTAGCACCGTCACCACCTGCAGGAGCCGCTGCGGCTGCTGGCGCACTTGCTACAGAAACAGGTTCGTTATCTGCATAGTCGTCATTTGCTTTGGCAGCTGGTGTGGCTGTGTTGGCAGTTGCACGATGCGGGTCGCCAGTTGCCTGACCCATACCTGCCGGTTTGAAGTATTGTCCCCAACGGTCCATATCATATGCTTCACCATCAACTGATGCTTCAAACATTTCTTTCATAACTTTTAATTCAACATCAGTTGGCTTCTTAGGTAAAAAGTCTGATAAGTTAAACAGTTCGTTAGCGTTCAATGCGCCTGCTTCGATCTCAGTTAATGCACGTTCACGACGGCTCCACTTACTAGTAGAGTAGTCAGCAAATCCGCCTTTTGATGTCTTGGCAATGCGGAAGTCGACACCTTTAAGATAGTCAGTTGGCAGTTCTTCCAACTCCGGATCCATCAATGCTGAACGGATAATTTGATAGATTTGAGGACCAATGATAAATCTACGGATTGGGTTCTCTGGAGTCTTTTCCTCTTTGAGCGGATCTTCAACAATGAAGCCTTGGAAAATGTATGAACGTTTCTTCCAATACTTACGACCCATTTCTTCTAGTGATTTATCTTTAAACCAACCACGCACTTCGCTAAGGATTGGGCAAACAGAACCATCATTGTACATTTCCACACATGGGACTTGTACTTGGACTGGTTTGGGCCTGCGAATGGCAATTTGATCATTGCACGTTCTACCCAGAAGAATGTGTTGTTGGGATTACCATCAGGTAGTAAGCGAATTACTGCTTCCTTGCCCTCGGCCATATTCCAATGTGGGTAAATTGCGTTGTCTCCACCGCCGGTGGATTGTCCTGTGGACTTTGATTGTGCTTCTTGAAGTTTAGCACGGATTTCTGCGAGTGATGCCATTTTAAATGCCTCCTATGATATGCCTAAAATGTTTTATATGCCTTATGCACATGTATTATTATGCGCTTTTTATTTAGCGAAGTCAACGATTATCTACTATGTTTTTGACTTGTTTCACCAAAAGAAAAAGTGGGTCATGCCCACTTTTCCCTATACTTTGCCATTGCTCTTTGTCTAGCCAGCCATAATCTAAACTTCACATAGTCTGATAGTTCATCATCCTGAACTATTTTACCAAACTCTTCACTGCGTCGATTACGACCAAAAGTAACCTCATCGTCAACAACGAGATCACTATCTTCTAAATCGAACTTACTTTGCTGGAGTAGCAGCTGGCTTTGCGTCTGCTTTAGGTGCGTCCTTCTTTGCACCGTCACTTTTTGCAGGCTTTTTCTCTTCCTTCTTGGCTTCTACCTTAGCTGGTGCGGCTGCAGGAGTTGCTGGCGCCTTAGCTGGCTCAGCGGCAAACACAGTTGCGGCAAACATTGTTGCGATTAAAGTTGCGATAGTTTTCATTTTGAGTTCCTTTTAGATTAATGAAATATGCTCAAAGTTATAACATCTGTTCTTTGACACGGCCCTGTTCGCTTTTCATCACAGTTTGAATATTTCCAATCATATGATGTAGGCAAGATTGGCAATGACTGTGGTTCGTGATCGTTTTTATCCGATTTTAAATCACTGTAACAGTTAAGGTGTTTTTCTTCTTGCATATATATATAACGCGGCAGGTCGGTGATTAGTTGACAATCAATCTAGCCAAAATAAAAAGCGACTATATACTATATGGATTGGCAACACATTGACTCCCAACTACTGTTTGCTCAGGAACTACTGGGCGAATCAGATCACGGTATTATTACAAACATGTACATACGTGGTCCGTACGGTATAGTAAAGGCCTATGACATAGGCTATATTGACTCGGGCTACTATGAGCAATATCCGGATAGATTGTGGAATTTATATAAAGATATATTGTCAGTGCTGGATGGACACTATCACTGCTGTTTATCAGGACGAGTTTGGAATTTTTGAAACTTTCTTTGCTGCCACCACATGAGCCAAGGACTGATGTGTGCCGCTGCCATAATTAACCACATGATAGGCATCTCTAGAGTAAATGCGCCGCATATGTTGTGATGTGAGTATGCATAGCTGATCGCTGCTCCTAACAGAAATGCAGGTGCTGGTGCTAGACTAAAAAAGATATTGAGATTTCTCATACACATATTTATAAAGCCAAAAGAAAGAGCACCTAAGTGCTCAATCTAATAGAGTTAACTAGACTCTAACTGCTACGAACAATTGTTACCAACTAGCTAGTTCTTTAATACGAGCTAGTTCTGCTATCTCTGGTGATTGTTGTTGTGGAGCCATTCTTTCAACAAACTTTCGAGCAACGGCTTCTGCTTGCTCGCCAAATTTCTTGCCTACCATTGTAGCGACTCCTTCTGGCCCTTTAGGAAAAGTTCCTGAATCTCTATCATAAAAACTATGAACAAATTCAGCAATCTCTTTCACATTCATTTGTTGCTTCATGCCTTTTTGAGCTAATGCTCTAGCACTATCTTGGCCTGTACGATTTGGATTGTTGGGCTTTTTAAAATTTGATTCTTCGTCGTCATTATCCCATGGCGGGGTATCATCTTGCTTATCATCAGATTCTCGCGGGACTTCTTCTGGTGCAGTTTCTTCACCCCCTTGGGCTGTCACCGGCTCTTCGCCTGCAGGTTCTTCTTCTTGATAATCGCCAAAGTCTAATTCACAATCTTTTACTAGACCTCTTACACACGAATCGTCGCCTTCTTCTTTTGCCTGTTGTTTAATTTCTTGATATAATCTTGAATCGTCAACAATTCCTTTTAGACTTTGAATAGCGTTCATGCCATTGTCACCTGCTGGAAAATGTTGTCCTACTAATTCTTGTAACTCTTTAATTGCAGTGGCCTTGGTTTCTTGATCATCACTCTGGATGCCACTTTCTTCGCCTAGGGCCATTGCCCAGTTTTCAAAACGTGCAAACGGATCAAATGCCTCTGGAGTTGTATTAATTTCATCATCGTCGTTTGAGAAATCTTCTTGTGTGGTCATTGCGACTATGTCGTCATAGCCTATGGTATTATCTTCTTGCATTAATCTGTACAATACCGGAAATACAGATTTGATATCTTCTTTAAAGTTTTTAACTGTAAATTTTTCTGTAAAATCTTCTACAACATCTTGCGGTACTTCCATTGGGCTGTGTGCCTGAAAAGAATTTTTGTAAGCCTCGTAATGACTTTGTTTTGCAAGTTTAGCGATCATCTCTCTTAAAGAATTTAATTGATTTGAACTTTTTTCTACAATGCCGTTTGTGTCTGAATTCATTAGGTCGTTTCGAACAACATAGTTGCCAAAGCTCTTTAGTTGAGCAATTTCTTCACTCATTCCAATAATACTTTTACCAACGTCATCATACGGCATACCACCGTTGGCCACGTGACGTTGCATTGCACGGGCACCTGCTAAGTGAATAAACGGGTATTTAAAACGTTCGCCTTCACCGTTTTCAACAAATAGTCCAGAAATATTTCTTGATCTTGCTCCTGGTTGCATATCATCTGCTAATGCTTGACTATGTTTAATAATTAAGCGAGTATCTTCTAATTTCTGATAGCT